GTTTTAATTAATTTGTATTTAGCTTTGGGGGAGTTTTTTCTTTCTAGTTCCCTTTCGGTAGTTTTCTTCCCCAAGGCACCTCAACATATATATGGATAAAAAAATCACAGATTTAGAACAAGAGATTGAAAAGAAAATTATTGATGATCGCCAAAAAGATTATGGTAATTATCAAGAAAACTTTATTATGTTAGCTGATATGTTTACAATTATATTGGCAAGTAGTTTAAAAAAACGAATAAAACCGCACCAAGTAGGTCAATTAATGATGGCATTAAAACTATATAGATCAACAAGAAATTTTAAGGCTGATAATTATACAGATTTAAGTATATATAACAAGATGACTAAAGAGATACACAAAAAAGAGGTTGCCAAAAAGGATAAAAATGGATAAGTATAAGAGAATTATTACTGGAGAGTGTTCATTTTCAATGACAGAACTCTTTGATAATGTTGAGAAAGCTGCAGATGTGTCCAATAGCGGAGAACCTGTAGAATGTAAAATTGATAATTTGAGGATTGATTTTACAACAGTAAAAAAGGATAAGGATGAACGAGATAAAAACTCGTCTGCAAAGGTACAGGGATCTTCAACAGAAGAAACACGAGAAGTACCTAGAAGCGAAGCAGAAGGTCAATAAGTATCAAAAAGATTCTTATAGATTGCTTTGGAAGATAGAGCAGACAAAAGAAGAATTAATGAGAACTTAACTTATTAATTTTATTATTAAAAAAAACTGAAGGAAAACGTAGGGGATCTATGACCAAAAATATAAATCAAGTGTACGAAAATCACATTAAATATTTAAATCAAAATCAATTTATCTATGAAGTTAAATCTTCTTATGATTTATTAAGTGAAGATAGAAAAAAAATTTACAAACTTGGTTTTTTAAATGGATGCAAAGAAATGGATAATAGAAAAAGACCAGTAGTAGTTGCTCCACCAAATAAAAAAGTTATTGGTTTTACTATTGCTAGACCTAAACCATCACAAGTGGAAAGTGTTATTAATAAAGTTTGTATATACTTTGAAGTACATAAACCAACATTGCTAGGTAAAAAAAGAACTACAGATATAGTAAGAGCAAGAAACGTAATACATAATATATTGTTTGAAAAATATCATATGAATCTTACAGATATTGGTAGATATTTTGGACAAGATCATACCACAGTTTTACATTCTATAGAAATGAAAAGAGACAAGAAAAGATATTGGTCCCCAGAGCAATCTTTGTGGCAAGAGTTTGAAGAAATAAAAAATACTATTTCTTAAAACCAGATAACATATTTTTATATGCTTTCTTTGTAACTGTAGATTTTTTCTTTGATCTTGATGTACCAGCTTTTTTACGTTTGTTGATATTATAATACAAACCTTTTTTAGCCATTTTTCCAGATTTAGTTTTGTGATAACCCGGCATTATATTTCTCCTTTTGTTGTTTTATTTTTAACACACAATAGTTGTCAAAACAACTACCATCTTTACCATCATGGCAAAAATATTGTTTATTAGCTGTAATAATCCATCCACCTTCATCACTCATTAGTTGTCTATTGCAACTTTCACAATATCCACAAATTAAAGATTGATGTTTTGGTCTTACCCATGACTTTTTTTTTATCGGCACTTCCACCTACGTCTTGCTTGTCTTAGTCTTGAGTTAGGATTTCTCGCAGCTTTAGGAAACTTCTTCATTTGTCCGGCTGATCTAGCACAATAGCTTTTTCTACGTTTAGCAGCTTTAGATCCTTTTTTAACTTTACCTGTTACTGCAGTTTTTAATTTTGATCCGGGATTATCTCTTCTATATTTTTTAACACCAGCTTTAGTCATACCAGCACCAGACTTTGTAGACCTGTAATATTTTTTAGTTCTTGGTGGTTGTTTGTCAGCCATTATTCTAATATTAATTTTTTAATTGATTTTTGACCCATGTATATTTCTGTTTCAGCCATTGATTTTATGCACTGGTATTCAATATTGTTGCCTGTATTAGTACGCATTGCAATTCTTTTACCTTTTAAACATTGAGACATAGATTCTTGTATTCTATGTTCCTTAATTTCTCCATTTACAATCATTAATAAAGCAACCACAACTTCTAACATTTAATCTCCTAATTATAATTATATCCTGTATTAGAGTTTTCTAATTTTTCAAATAATTTTTTATGTTGGTTCATAATCTCTTCATCCATATCAAACATTTCATCCATTTTTTCCTCTGCTAATCTTACTTGCATTTCTAGTTTTTCAACTTTGTTTTCAAGTACAGCTTGAACTGTTGAAAGTTCAAAAGTCCTAGATAAACTCCAACCGCCTAAAGCAATTAAAAGTCCTACTAAAAGTGTTAATATTTTTTCCATCATTGGTGTCCTCCATTTGCTCTTACTTTATCTTTTAAAATTTCTATATCTTCTAATGCTTTTTCCATTTGTTTTTGTATAAATTCTATATTGACTTTATTGTGCATCATATCTTCTATTCTAGTTTCTATCTTTTCTACTGTTTTATATAAATCTTCAAGCAACATAAATTGTTCTTGGTCAGTTGGTAATTGTTCAGATTTTTTAAGTAGATCAGCTTGGAATAATTCTCTTGATGTTTCAAGGGATGTAAGTCTAGCAGTAAGTTCTGTGTAGGCAAATATACCAGAAGCTACAGCTACAATTATACCAATCATATTTTTGATAGGCATACTTACAGATGTTTTTTCAGATACTTTCATTTCTTTTTCTTTTTACACTTACAACGTGGTGAAAACAAACTATCCATCCAACCTGCAATTATATCTAATTTTCCAAAAAAAGCATACAGAAATTTATCAATCATGTTGCCGGTCCTCCACAGAAAGCCAACAAGGTCATCATTATTATAAGAACACCTGTAAAATAATAGTTCATCCTGTCTATCTCCATAGGTTATCCTTTTGTTAATAATATTATGTGATGATAGTAATAACTAATATAACTGCTACAACAATAACCATTTCTCTATGATCATTCCAGTAGTGCATAGCTTTGTCTTTAATTTTATCAATCATATTTATCTCCTATGAGTTTGTATTATAAGATATTATTTACCCTGTCCACGATTTTTTGACTTACCTTTTTGTCTCTTCTTATGCTTATTCATGGAAGATAATTTGGGTCGTCTACCTATACTTGTTTTTTTTGGTATTCTTTCGTGTGGTAGTTTGTTTAGATCGAACTTTACTCTTGCCATTTTTTCCTGTTTGTTGAGATAATAAACTTACTTTTTTAGTATATTTTTGTGAGTATAATGTGGATATATTTTTCATTTATATTTTTTTTCCCATATTTCTTTTTGAGTTAATCCTACTTCATCTTGTTTTAATTTTAATCTATGGTCTATTTTACTTATATTTATTTCTTCTACTAAAGCATATCTATAAATTTTACTATCAGAGTTTTTCCATTGAAAATGTAAAAGATATTTTGGCTGATCATAATTACTTAATAAGCTAGGATCAAAAGAAGCTATTGTCATTTTTTAACTAAAGATCCACCAAAGTATAAACCAATAATGGCTGATACTAGGTTAGTATCTAATGGTGTAATAACTAAACTGTTAGAAGATAGTGTTACCCATTTCATTATTTCCTTTTCCGGTATAAAGAAAAAAGCAGGTCTAAATTCCAAGTAACCTACAATTACACTTATATCTGCTGATATTAATGGCATTAATTTTGGTAACAATACTATCGCAAAAACAGCAGTTAAAGCTATAATTCTCCTGGTCCATTGAAAGCCTTTATTATCATATTCTCTAGCATCTTTAAAACCTTTTTGCTGAACTTCTGCTCTTTGTATAAGCATCTTTTGTTCTGCCTGTTTTGCTTTAATACTTTGCGACCAAATGCTCATAACTCCACCAAGTACAGTAGAGCCTAACATTGTTATCATTTCAAATGGCATTATTTTTTCTCCTCTAATTCTTTAATCTTTAATAAAGCATCTTCTAAATCTTTATTACAAAACTCTAGTTTTTGCAAACACCTTTTATTTGCTGAATCTTTAGATTTATTGGCATCTTCAAGCTCTGCTATTTGACTTTTAAGTATTCTAACCTGGTCTTTATATTCATTAATAATATCTAACGAATTATCATTTGGCATATATTATTTTTACCTTTAGTTTAATTTGTTCTTTTGTTCTACCTCTGGATATAAGTGATCCAATTCTTTTTCTTTTATAACCATCTTTAGCTGTATAGTCTGACTTCCTGTAATTTTTAGACTTAACATCATAACCAGTATACTCACCTGTAGTCATATTTAAAGTAACAATATCTACAGGACCAAGACCTCCAAGTGGTGTAAATACTAGAATATTTGGATCTTTTGCTAGTTCAATCTGTGCTTTCATTTCGCTTATTAGACCAGTAGTTGCTTTTTTTCTTCTAGCCATA